TCAGCAGACGAAAGGATTGGAGTTTCTTCGGGAGCGAGGATGGTCAAAACATCAGTCAGGTCCTCACGGTTAGAAACAGCCGATCCAGTATTTGTAGTATCAAATGTATTTGTAAATGACATTGTATATTAATTTATCGGTTTTGTAGTTGTAGGGTTCTGAGAGTTACAAAATCACTCTTGCTGCCTGTTTTACTGAATTGATTTCTATATTCGTTTACTTTCTTGACCCTAGAATCTATCTTCCGTTCTGATTGAGCACCTGCACCAGTTGGTTGCTTAGGTGGGTTTAATCTAGCGGATTGTTTGGATTCTGTAACTGGCTTACGTCCATAGATACTGTTAGCAGCGTGAGCCATAATATATGGAAGCTGTGCTGAAATGTCAGGTGCAACTGCACCGTCTAGCTCGGCAAAGCGTGGATCATTTATCATAGCCTCGTATTGCTTTCTAGTATCATTATCTTCACCTTGTAGCCAGGGCAATTCTTCTTGCGCTTTTTGCTCAAAAGCACCTTTGAGTTGTTGTCCTTGCTCTTTGGCTTGAAGAACATTTAGTTGAGCAGGAAGGAACTTATCTCGGCTTTTACGTGCATTGAGTAAACTCTTACGCACATCTGCCTTAGTTAATTCCTTGCCTTCAACTTCAGTTACTACATCTTCGGGACCATAGCCATCTGCGTTAAACAATACATCTTCAGCCCATTCAACGATACCATTTATTTCATCAGCTTTATCTTTAATTCCTTCTAAGGTATCAATGTTACCATAGGGGTTATTTTTAATTTGCTGATTTCCTTTTAATGGATCTCCAGAATCTGCTTCCATGCTTGCGCGTAGCTTTTGTAATTCCTCTTCAGCAGCTTTACGTTGTGCGGTTAGTTTCCCGAACCGTTCAACAGCCTTGCTTCCAAGCTTCTTACCAAGCTCACTAAGGTCATCCTCCGACATTTCATCGAGGTCAATCTGTGAAAGAACGTCTTCAGAAGATTCTTCGGACTCTGCTTCAGTCTCAGAACTCTCGTCTGATTCCTCTTCAACTTCCTCTGTTTCTTCCAATTCATCTGATGCAACTTCTGCTTCCTCCTCAACTTCTTCGGTTTCTTCTACCTCTTCTGTTGACTGGGTTGCTTGGCTTGCACCTAAGCGGCGAGCGGCAAGCTCGGTCACTGATATGTTTGTTGCCACCGGTTTTTCTAACGACTCGGCGATGTCGCTTGAGTGATCTTCTGTCATAATTTTGCCATCCGTATACGCTGGATGATTGCGATAGATTTATTGTAACACCCTATGCAAGTTGCTGGCTATGACGCTCACGTAGTGCGTCCCAGTTTACCATTTTTAGGATGTCATCATAGGCTAGGATACGGCCACTAAGTTGCTGTATTCCTTCCGTCGAAGAGTTTGCCATATCGGCAATAACTTCTTCACGCGCCATTTCAATAGAATAAATAAAACGAGCAAAAGCCTCGTAGTTAGCAAGGGTCTTAATATCTTCTTCCATAAATTAATTAGCAGGAGTTATTGCTGCTGAATACATTCTAGTAGATTCCCTGCGCCTATCAGCGTGAGGTTTACCTGGTTTTAGAAAAATATTCATAATATCATCGGATAGTTCAATGGGATTTGTCTTAGATGCAAATGAATCTCTAAGATCTTCTGCGTTACCTTCTCCTAAAACATTTTGTTGGTTACCATAAATATTCTCATAGGTATATCTAATCTGGGAATCAACACTATCTTCTAGCTGATTTTCTTTAAGAAACTTTTTATAATAAGGTTTATGAAAGTCAAATTGAAATAAACCATATCCATTACCTCCTTTTTGTTTTTGCTTAAAGTCAAAAGTTCCTCCAGTCTCTACATCAATGTTACCTAACATAGCAGAAATTAAGGGCATATTTGACCCAAAGTATTTCCCTAAGGTCGATCCCACATGCCTCATGTTAAAATCTTTAAGCTCTCGATCGTTTATCTCTTGAGTTCGAACGCTTATAAAATCTCTTGGTGTTTTATTATCAGCCATTACATTGTAGTTTAAAAATAGAAAAAAGATACTAGATGTTTTGAGTATCGACTTCACCCATTTGAGCGGGGTCTGTACCAATTCTACCAATCTGAGCATTCTGCATTTGTTGCATAGCAAAGACATACTGTCCTTGGTATTTTTCCATTCTATCTCGGAATGCTTCATCTTGTTCTATTCTTTGTGCTACATCTGGTTGAGAAGCATATTGCTGTATAACTCGGAGTGCAATTTGACCACCATTAGGACGAGCCGGCATTTCAATACCTGCAAAGATTTTTGTCAAGTCATCTGTAACTTGTTTGACAATTTGCTCTTGAGCTTCTTCTGCTGGTTGCAACACTGCGTCAGCAAGAGTTGGGTCAATGCTACTAGCAGCTACTTCAAGCAAGCGATCAATGCTAATCCTTCCGTTTCTGTCTAGTTGGGTGAGAGATACTAATTGATTTAATTTATTCTCTTGAGCTTCTGGGTCAGAGTTAAGAACATCATAACTAATTAAGATGTCAAAGTTTTCATCAGGATCACCCTTGTCAAAAACTTGTGGGTCTGGGCTACCCGTAACTCTAAAGAAAATACTGTCAGGTCCAAATCTTTGGAAACAACGATATGCTAATTTAAGAACATCGCCGCAGTGAGCCAAGAACTTGTCTACTAAGAACTGCCTACGCATCTGGCTCATTGGATCTTGGTAATCTAAACCAACCATTGCGTTAGCTTGTCTTTCCATAGTTTGTTCCATTTCTAAAGAACCCTGATTAAAGTTTGGAGTAGGACCAAACTCGAACTCGCCTTTTCTACGATATGGTATGTACCTACCTGGTCCCCAGTCTTTAGGTGCATTTCCCACAGGGTGCATAATAGGAGGAAGAGTAGCTAGACTATTGCGATCTATACGAGAGTCACGCTCTACCTTTATTTGCTGTTGAATGCCACGTAACACGTCAGGAATAGTCTGTGTATCATACAGACGTTTGCTGTCTTCTGAGAGCTTTGTAACTACGACTGGGTAGTCTTCATAGCCATTCATTAGACCAAACTTGGCATAACTTGGTACGCCTAATCCTTCGTTGCCATCAAAGTCCTTGTGCATTACAGTTTCGTAAATGCCCTCAGCTCCATCCTCTGGATCAACCAATCGTTGGTAACAATGAACAACTTCAATTAGTTCATCAGCTTCGTATGCAGAATCCGTAAGACTTATAGAACGACGACCTTCTTGTTCGCGCTCAATAGAATCAATGTTTACTCCACGATAATTTTCAATCATGTAATCAACGAAGTCTTCATCCCATCCATCAGTAACAACTTTGTTTTCTAGTTCTTGGGCGGTGTAGTATGTACGCCAAAAGCAGTATGGTGCGCGCTGAGGATCTGTGACATAAGCTGGGAACATGAAGTCTCCATCAGGTGCTAGTGTCTTAACATCTGGAACATCAATTTGACGGCGCACTACCGGAAGCTCCGCGACTCCAGTCTTACGTATTTCTTTGAGTGCTCTCTTGGCTTTGCGGTCAGTTACACCGTCAAAAGTTGTTTTGATAAGCTGAACAATTTGATCATCATCATTGCCATCTAGAATAATAGCAGCAAGCTCTGGAGACATTTGAGCAATCTGATTTATGTCGAGTGTCTGAAGAAAGCGACGATCTTCTCTGTGCCATCCAACATAAGTAATTAACAAACCACGCTCAAGCATATAGTTAGCTCCTAGCTCCATTTCTTGAGCAAAGCGAGGAATATAACCACTAGATACCATCCATTTAAGAAAGTTAGAGACTACCTTAGAACGAGCAATGTCTCCCATCTCTACAGGGTAAGCTCTTACGTTAGCTCTTTTCATCGAAGAAATAAACAATGATACTAATTTAGTAACACGCTCATCAATGACGTGAGACTCCATATCTGCTGCACCTTCCCATGGGAAAGCATCAGAACCATGCTTACGCAGGTCACGGCTTTTGCCAGGCCACCAGTTTCGTCTATCATCGTAGCTACTACGACATAAATCGAAATAAGTGTCTAGCTCATTTACGGTTTGGTTGTACGCCTGACGCAAGGCTTTAACACCTGGTTCTTTGCCGACGTAAGTTAGTTCCTCAGAAATTGTATCGCTTAACATTGGTATGTATTAGTTTATCATATCTATCAAATCTTTTTAATCCAATGATAGGTTTTTATATTATCTTCGTTACGTTCTTCGAAATA